CTCACGTTTCTGTGGCCATTCCTGTTTTTGATACTTCCCTCTTTTCTTCCTCGCATCTTTACTTTTCTGGCATTCCCTTGAACAATGTTTCTTGTGTTGCCAATTTCTTAACTGAATATCAACTTCAAAATCCTTACCACATTCATCGCATTTTCTATTCATTTTATCCCCCCCTTGTAGTTAGTTTTTACCTATTCTACATCGGGGGAGATAATTTGTCAAGTGCTAAGTGCTTGAAACCTAAGCACCGATACTTCCAAACACGGCCCGAAAATCTGCCCAACCAAATTGGTACCTTTCAACTGCCTTACTTTTCGCATTTTCTGTATCGAAATCATTGTCCTGGGTAAATGCTAAAGCCATACGTTCCTGATAAATAAGACCATCAGGGCAGTTGGTTAGAATAGACCAAGCATCAGAATCGGTAAGGAAATGATTCATTACGATACCGCCTGGGAAAGCATTGGTCATTTTCAGAACATTCGTAGCATTATTGGCCGTGTCATTCTGAAGTGCACTTTTCAGAATACGGTTTGACTCAAACCATAACTGTCGAGGAACGAGAAGTTTTTGTGGCATCATATTAATGAGTAAACCAACATTGTTAGTCGCACCCATAACCTGAATACACATATCTTCAATTGCCGCTTCCGACAGATCCGCTGCTGGAGATAGAATATTACTTACGACTCCGTTCCTTGTTGGATGGGAAGCAGAAAGTAAAACTACTCCGTCTCCACCAAGATAAGACCCATTAACCCATCGGTTAATGATATTGGCCCCGATTATTTCTTTCGTCTGCCTCATGGAAAAGGCAAGAGATTTTGCACGACTTTTACCGACCTGTTCATATAGATTATCTGCCAGTTCTTCCATTGTAACAATGTACCCAAGAGCAATCGTTACGTTGGTTAGACGGGAAATATATCCCTGCAAGTCGGTAGTATATGAAACTGCGGTTCCCTGCGGCTTTACAGGCGCAAGGCCAAAACCGGTTGTTTCAACTCTTTCTTCATAAGCCTTATCTGACGTATCCTTCTCGAATATCATCGGATATTCAAGTGGATGCTCGCCATAGGCTTTCCCAAACCAAGCACGAATTCCAGGCCACACTAAGTGTTCGACATCATTAGCTTTTTATGATGCCCGTTCTCTAAAGGAACTGCTGTATGTTGCCATACAGAACGGACTATATCTTCGTCCTGTTTAATTTCAGGATGTGCGTTGCTTCCACTCGCTTGAGTGTACTTCCTTTCGGAATAGTCTCTGAACCTCTCCAAAAGAATAAAACCCTTGGTGTGCTTTCTTGCACTTAATTTACAAACCTGTAATTGATGATCTCTACAAAACGCCCTTAGGCCTTTAACTTCTTCAATATGACCATCTGGGAACTGAATCATATATGATCTCGCCAATGGGCTTTCTGAACCTTTTTGAATATATTGGCCGAAATGTTCAGAACAAGACGTATCGCCAATTTTAGCTTCTGACATTTTCCTTCTCGATTCTAAAGAAATAACTTTGCCGATTTGAGCATCCCTAATTTTTTTCTTGATTTCTTCTGGAAAATGTAAAAAACCATGTCCACCAAGGTTACAATTGTATCCATTATTGTACGAATCACGGCTTTTAATAAATTGAGTTTCAAGTTCTCTAACATCATTTTCATCTGAAGTTTGAATAATCAATTCAACGGAAAAATTTTCATGCCCATATTTTCTCATGGCTTCATATAGTCGATTACCCCTTTGTCCACATTTCGCCCTTGATATATGATCTTGAAACCGTTGTTCAATGGGACGTGAAGTAATCCCTATATATTTTTTCCCGTTTATTTGATTTGTGATTTCGTAAACTGAATACATTTTATCCTTTTTTCTTTGGCTGCTGATTGCCCCAATGGGGTTTCCCAGCAATTCAACGCATTTTTTCTTCGATATTACTATCGAGAAGCCCTATGTTTTAAGGCCTTGGGATGCATTCCAGTGTTTATAACAGCCATGATATTTCTCCTTTATGTTTTATTCATATCGGCTAATAGCCTCTATGGTTAATTGTTATGCTGCGGTTATGCCTAAGAATCTACCTGTTACATTTTCGCAAGTATTCAACAGAACTTCCCAAACAGCATGATCGCCAAGCTCATTATCTTCTATGTCAGCCAGACCGATGATGTGGAGTGGATGAGCCTGGGTAGTAGCTGTAGTTGAACACATGACGGCCCCAGAAAGACCAGTAGTCGTACTTCCGGCAACCAATCCTATTGTCGCATTCTGTCCAGGAAATACTTTTGAAGGTGTTCCATCACCATCATCCTGAATCTGATATACCACATCAGGGTCCATACAAACATTGGCCCATCTTTCAGTAGAGGCCACCCTGTAAGTATATTGAAGACCAGTTGGGATTGGATCGAAAGATACGATAACTCCACGAATAAGACTTGCCGTTGCTCCAGTACAAGCAATTATGGTTGGGCATTTTGCAGTTGTGTCTTTATTCGCCAAAGCCGTGTCAAATATGACACCATCGCCAATAAAAAGTGCTGTCGCATAAAGAGCGTGAATGTAGCACTTTACCGTAGCCCCGTTATACGGAGCGCCACTAATATGTCTCACGGGTCGTAACCCGAAAGCTGCATCTACATTTGCCATGATATTTCTCCTTTTTTAATACTCCGGGTCGAACCGGAGATAGTTAAGGTTTATAATGAATCCCTTCTTTTGGGATATATCTTCCATCTCGCCCTACCTGTCCCTCAATATTTCCACGCAGGATTTGGTCATCAATTAAATCTAACTTTCTTTGTTTTTCGTCCTGGTCTTCTTTGTAAAGTTCCTCGTCAATTTCCATTAGGAAAGCAGTCAAAGGACTACCATCTTCTCTTGTTCCTACGATCCTTGAAACACGAGAATCAAGAGATTGATTGCCACTTCCGACATCAGTATCGCCTATTTTAAGGCCGTCATCAGCAACAAACTCATATCCGCCATTCTCGGCAAGTTGGCATCTCCCACCAACATCATTAACCCACCGTCTGACTTTCCCTTCTTTGGATGCAACAGATAACTTCTGTCGTGCAGTACCAAAGGGAATACGTTCTTTGCGTCCCGGTTTCTTTTCTACTACTTTTTCTGGTTCTGTTTTTTCAACTTCTGTTGAAACTTTATTTAACTCTTGCTCCTCCCTCCTTCTTTTTGCCTCTTCGTTCGTTATTGCTCCTTTCCAGTTTGGATGAACTTTCTTTTCTGGTTCTGTGATATTTGTATCGTTACTCATTTTCCTTCCTCCTTTATTCCCATTCGTAGTCTTGAATGTATTGTTCTTTGGTTAAAAGACCATTCTTTACCCATTTATCACATTGCTTTTTTGCCTCTGCCGGAAGATTCTCGTAGGTATGACTATTACCTTTTTTCGGTAGTCCTGTTTCTGAAGATACCGATTCAACTGAACCAACCCCATCACGTCTTACATTGATAAATTTTTCAGGATGCAATATCTTCATGGTCGCCTGAACCTTTTCCAGTATCTTAGGATAAGGAATATTCTGTTTTGAATACGCTACACCCAAGGCATCGGCCTCTACTGTAAGTTCTGGGTCAGATTCATACCAAGTATTAACTTTTCTGAATTCCTGCATTTCAGGCAATTCGACTGGTTTTTCAACTTTTGGAGCGGGTTTTGTCTTTTCCAGTTCTATCCGTTCCAGTTCAGCATTTTGATAGTCTGCTGTATCAGCATTCGCCACAGCGGTAAGTTTCTTTTGTTCAATTTCCTTTAGTGCTTTGTTATATGCCCGTTCTTCTGTCTTGCGGTAAAATTCGGAAATCTCTTTCTGAGATTCCTTTATTTCCTTAATTTCCTTTTCAAGATGCTCATTTCTTTCCCTCATTATGGGAATGATAGTCTCGCCACGTTCGTTAAATGATTTTGCATCTATCCATTTGGCCGGATCACCACGAAATTCTTCCTTTGGAACCCATCCCTGAATACGGGCTTTTTCCTCTTGGACAACCTTAATCTCTTCAACTTTTTCTACTTTTATTTCATTTTCTCCATTCATGTTTTCTCTCCTTTTTTCTCATTGTCCCTCAATTATAGCACAAATGTCTTTGTCATTGCAAAGACGATATTCCTTCCCATCATTTCCCTTAACAATATATCCGGCATATTTTCCGAAATAGACTCTATCGCCAATCTTCGGTTTATCTTTCCAATCCTCGAAGGCATTACCACCAATGGCAATTAATCTCCCCTTCACCTGGGCCATCTGCTCCATATCTTTTGTTTTAGGAGCAAGAATAATTCCACCTGCTGTTTTTTCCTCGACAATTTCCGGTTCGATAAGAATCTTGAATTCCACAGGTAAAATCCCAGATTTATTCATTTCCTGCCTCCAAATCTAAAATAAGAGAAATTCCTTGACATAATCCTATTAATCTCGCTGTCAATAATCCAGTCTCCTCTAAGCTATTCAACTTCAGACATACTCCCTGACTCAATTGCTGTTGCAGATTCTGTCGGTACTCCCGCAGGGTACTTAGAATTATTTTAGTTAATGGATTAAACCTCCATAAACTTAACTCTTCTTTACTGAGCGGGCATTCCATAATTTATTCCTCTAATCTTTAAATGGACTCAATCCATTTCTTATGCGTTCTCTTGCATGTTCTATGGCCTTACTCATAATTTCTGGAGTTGGTTTTCCCCCACTCAATAAATGATTTAACTCTTCTTGACTAAGAGTTGGAACAATAGAAGGAATTAACGTTTCCTTTCCATCAAAATTTACTCCGATAGAAAGTTCTGTGGCAATCTTATTACTTCCATTTTGCATCGGGAGTTCTCCAAACCAACCTTTGCCTTTTGGAGTTCCATTTTCACGAAGTCCATAGTTGGGAATAACTACTCCACCTTGATTCGGAACCATTACCTCTGGCCCCTGTTCTCCAACTACATAAGGTTTTCCTGCATTCACTTCTCCACCCTCTGCCATACCTTGTATAGGAAGTTGTCCACCCTCACTACCGATTTGTTGTGTTTCAGGTGTTAATCCTACCGTCGGTTGCCCTTGTGTTTCTGGAGATGGTTGACCTTGCGAAGAAGGTGTTCCCGTACCTTTCATCGCCTCCATTTCTTGTTTCAATATATCTAACTGCAATCGGTACTCCTCGAACTGATTCCCAACCTCTGCCTTTGCAGCATTGGCAAGATTCAACATTATCTGACTTCCTATTTCTACTTTCTCAATCTGCATTTTTGAAATCTCGGCAATAATCTTCTCAATCTGACCCTGAACCGCCATCAACTTAGGATCGGGAGGCGGTTTCATTTGCTCATCTGTAAGTAATAACTCATCAACATTTGGTTCCTCCATGGCCTCAAGAAAACGTTTCTCTACTACTCTCTTATTGTAGAGAGGGTTACCCGTAGATATTTGTTTTAAGAGTTGTGCCTTTGCCAATTTCAGGGGCAAACTGGCAATAGTAGGATCGGCTACCGGTTGAACATCCGTATCATCATCCTGAAAATCTGAAAGTCCTATTTTTTCTATAATCCCACTATCAAGAACTCGATAATATTGTTGCATAGGAAGATATAATCGGTTTAGTCTTTTTAGTTTCTTAAATTCTTGTTTCAGGGAACGATAAACTCTTTTATAAATCGCCGTAAATAACTTCATGCCCTGATCAACACGAGATAACGTAGTGGTAGCGGTTTCCTGATCCTGTGCTCCACCAACCATGATATCCTGAACGGTGGTCATGTCCTTAGTAACTCCAATCATAAGACCAAGCAACTGAAATAGGACGGGAGATGGTCCCGGGTGATCGAAACGGAAGATTGAATCCCGGATTGATCCCCCAGTTAAGTTATCCACTACCTTATACTCTCCAGGGGTAAACTTCAAAATACCTTTTTTGTCGGTAATAAGTCCTTTGGCAACAAAACCTCCGCCAGTATTCTGAGCGGTTCCTGCATCAAGCATTTGATTTATGCTGGTATTGATCGTTTCAATTATCGGGAGAAGAATTTGACCGAATCCAAGATCATAAATTCCTCCATCAGGAGAAGGGATAAAGGTGAATTTAGTAAAGTATGATACGGGAGCAATACGAGCAAGTTTCAATAGAGAAAAATCAGTTAATCCTTTTTTCTCAAGATCACTTATAGGAATAAGTTCATCTCCTATTTTGACAAAAATAGTATCCTTATCGTAATTAGCCGTCAATCTGAGTAGTTTACTGGTTGATTTATGGATCGTTGCTATATAGGGTTCTTTGTATCCGTCTTTGTCAATATCAATGAGGCAATGTTGCTCCAACATATCCTGCGGTGTTTCCGTACTTTGTTCGTCTCC